AACATTTGCATATTCAGGTGGTCCGTTTTCTGCATGTACTCTGCGTATAAACTTATCATCACCGTCATCAAATACTAAACTACTTCCTCCCAATCTATTATAAAATTGTTCAGCTTTAGATTTTTGATTTCCGTATGCATATTTCGGAGCGCCTGGACGCTTGTCTAACGGTCCAGGACTGCTAAATCCAAAAACCATACTCGGGATATCTCGTCTAGCACTACTTGTTGTTGTGCCTCGAATTTCATCTTTGAAAAGACCTTGATTTTCTAAAACTTGTGTAAAATCTTTATTGTAAGGTTTTTTAAATTTTGTAGGATCTTTACCTTCGCCTGTTTCAACTCGTTTATTATACTCGCCGACTGGTAATTTTAAATTACGTAATACACTAGGTGTAGCTTCAGTAGTAGTCTTTGTACTTGCTCTACCATCCGGAATCATAAAGTTCATAAACTGGTCTTGCACACACCCAATCCAATAACCGTGTGCAGCATTATCTTCTAAAAATAATACAATAACTTTTGTTCCGACATCAGGAGGAACCATCCAAAATCCGTAGCTTTTTTGTGTAAAATCATATCCGTCATTTTGTTGTTGATCACGTTGCGGAGTTACTCCATAAAATGGACTCAAATATCTTACTGTATAAGTTTGGCCAGTTCTTTCTGGATTATTACCTGTAGTTGTATATTTTAGTAATTCTACTTCCAGTGTTCCCATGTAAGTTGTATCTAAGTGATTTACCACAATGGCTTCGTACGGGCCACCTGCTCCGTAACTGCTATTATCAGATGTAGTTCTTGTTAATTGTGCCATTTATTTTATGTATCCCTGCTCAACTGCATAGGCACGTTCGCCTGGCGTTAATCTTGCTCTGGCAGGTCCGGGTTCTAAATCCGTATTAAAACTTCTTAATTGTTCTACACTATCTATATCAGATTGTGTATAGTTTTCGCCTGCTGAACTTGTAAATCTGCCTTCTTCGGTATTAGTTTGACCATATGTTGTTGGTGTAGTATTGTTTGGTGTATTAGTAAAGGAAGCAGGTGCTGTTGCTCGGACACCTTTTATATTACGTGTTCCGCCGCCTAGACCGGGACCCGAGCCGCCGCCTGTGCCAACTGGGCCATCGCCTACTGTACTAAACACTTTTCTTCCAGTAAGAAAATCGTATCTATCTTCTAAAGTTTGAATTGGAACATATGGCCTTGTACTACTTACTTGTGCTAATCGTTGCTGTGCTGCATCAGGTGCTTGCGGTGCTGTAGCTTCTACTGCGCCTGAAGAAGTATTTGTAATTCCGCCTGCATCTGGTCCTCTAGGAACTACAAATGTTCTGCCTCCTATGTTTCTAAGTGCCTCAGATGCTGTATCATAATTACCTTGAAATATTCTTGCTCCTTCAGCTAAGCCTGCATTTGCTAATGCTCTAGGATCTAATAAATCTGGAGATCCGCCTATCGAAGATATTGCATTTACTAGAGAAGTAGTTGAAAAATCGGTATTAGCAAAGTCACTAATAACACCGCCATTTATTCGTACTGCATTACTATCGCCAATAACTGTTGCATCAGCAAACTGTCGTCTAATATTTGCTGCACTTGTAGGAGTTAATCTAGTAGGATCAGCTGGATTATAAGCTCCATTAATTATTGCTGCTCCAGCTGTTTGTGCAGCTGAGGAAATCTCATTAAATCGAGAAGCACTAACTTCAACGTTAGGAGGAACAACTGCAAATTCTGTAAATCCTTGTGTTCTTAAATTTTCTATTGTTGAAGAAAGATTAGCTGCACTATTTGTGCCTGCTGCGTCTTCACTTCCTATTGCTATTACTGCTCTCATAAATTTTATCTCATTATGTCTCTAAGCCATTGCGGAGCACCTGCCGAGCGTGCATCCGGAGTGCCCCAAGACCTAACACCGTAGTTAGATTCACCTGGAAAAATACTGTTATCGTCAGCTATATCGACATGAAATCGATTATCACTCATATAGCCGTTGCCTGCGCCAAATCCTGTTGCGCCGGCTGCTTTTGCGGCACGAGCAAAAGTTTGTACTATTGCTAAATCTTCAGGGTCATTTACACTTAATCGATTAGTTCCATCGTATAAATCAACGTCTGCTGCAAATCCTGCATCATGTCTTTTAGAGCCAGTTCGGTTATTTCCTCGGCCTCTAATATCTTGGCCACCGCTCCATATTACAACTCTTACTCCTGCTTCTTCTGCTGCACTTTGTAAAATATTAAGTAATTGCGGTTGTATTGCTTGATTTCTTGTTCTAGCAGGAAAGGCAGGATTGTATGATATTGACGGAGGTGTAGTACCAATCGGAGGGCCAGTTGCTTCTACACTAGGAGCAGTACCAACTGCGTTAGCACCAGAATTAGGTGCGCCTGGTTGTGCAGCTTGGTCGTTACTAAGACGGTCAGCATCTCGGCCACCTACAAGACCTCCAGGTCCTTTATGCTCATTAAGGGCGCCTTCTGAAAGATCTGCATTAGGATCTTCTATAACCGGTTGTGTATCGCCTGTGCCTTCGTCACTTTGACCTCTTCTTCGCATTACTTTTAATGTCTGAGTAAATACGCCATCTTTGAATTTATTAAGGATACTAATTACTTCATATAATCCACTAAATTGACGCTGTAATCTACTAAAAGTCATAAGTCCTGTACTAGCATCGTAATCGTACGGCAATCGAAAATTAACTAAAATAAAAGTTTCTTGATTAAGTGTTTCAATTGTGCCTCCGGTTGTAACTCCTGGCGCACCTGCTACTGCTTGATCAGTAAAATTCCCCATACCGCTATCTGGTATAAAATACGGATCTCCCCAAATTTCTATATCAGCATTAATTAAATCACTAACTGATTCTGTTAGTGCTTTGTTAAAAATATTTGCAACGCCTATTTTATGTGAATCTATTTGTCCTATACGAGTACCGCCTGATTGAATTGCAGAATTTATACTATCTATTTGACGAGGTGATACTTCATTAGGATCTGCAGAATTACCTGCAGTTGTTCCAGCAGAAGCACGATTGGTATTAGGTTCGGCTCCACCGTCAATTGCTTCAGTTGTTGCGCCGCTTCTTCTTCCATTTGATAGCTGATGCAAATCAGCCGACATAGCTTCAAAAAATGCCATTTTATATTCTATATTAAAATCTAACACATCTTCATTAAGACCAGTATAAAGATAGTTGTATGTTTTTAATGCATTTGATTTTAGTATAGACGTAGCATTAGATCTTCTACTAGGACCTTGAAAAAATGATTCGTCTGCTAAAAACGGTTTTACTTCATACACATAAATTAAAGGATCATTGCCTGTTCGCAACGAAGTATCTGTGTCAAATTCGACATATGTTTTTAAATCTACCTTAAACCATTGATATTGTCCTTGGGGGTTAGGTCCTTCGATAATTTGTCTTCCGTACTGACTATGAACTATTGTATCTGTAATAACTTCCATTAGTCGTGTGCCCTGTGTAACTTGGAAGTTTCTTTCATTTTCAGTCATTTGTGCTGATTCAGCATTTCGTTGTACAGGTCTTAAAACATTATCAATATCAATACTTAAATCAGCAAATGCACTCGGTCTGTCACCTGCTTCATTTACATCTAAAATTAATGGCGAAGATCCGATTGTACTAATATTAGCAGGATTATTTGCCCATGCTTTTAACTTTTCAAATAAGCCGCCGCCTCCTGCAACTTGTGCTGTGATTCCAGCTGCTCTTGCAAGCCCAGGATCAATTGTTGCTGCATCGAATCCCGAACCTAAAGTGCCAGCTTGGAACTGAGCAGTTGCATTATCAACTGCTTCTTGTATATCTCGTCCTTGCGGAGGAAAACAAATAATATACCTATCTCCTGTAGATACTACTCCTACGTCTTCTTGTGTTTCAATCCGTTGATTCATTATATTTGTAAGACCGTTTGTAGGATTAGTTTGCAACAATTCGGCTACAGTTTCGCCTCGTAAGTTATTATCTTGTTTTAATTCTTGTATTTGATCAATAGTTGTTTGTTCGTTATATGGTATTGCTTCAATTTGGTATGTTGATCCACTACCACTTACGTCAAATTGTATATCGGTGAACATGAAAGGAACATATTTAGGAGATACACCGCTAGGAATTGAGTTGCCTGCGTCATCGTAGCCTACAAATTTAATCTCTAAACAATACGGTGCAGCCGTAAAATTTTGATAGTTATTTTCTATTGCTGCGGCTGCACATGATTCTAGAAATTGTCCCATCGAATAAGGTTCAGTAACACTAAATGTAATGCCTGTGGTATTTGATGGTCCTGTAGTTTGATTGTGAGTTATTATACTATCTATTTCTATATCTTCTATATAGTATTCTCCATGCGGTCCAAACGTATCTTCTGTAGCTGTAGTTTGTCGTTTATTATAATTGCCGCCTGCACTGCTTAAAATTATATTAGTTAAGCCAGATGACCTGTAAGTTGAATTAGGACTATTGCACTGAGATCTTGTAAGAATTCCTAAACTAATAATATAGTTGTGACTAGAAAATTTTCTTAAAGGATTAGGCAATCTAGAAGTACTAAATGATGCTTGATTAGAGCCTCCAACACTTGACGAGCCACTGCCGCCTATACCTTGACCTAAACTTACTGTATTACTAGAGTTAGGATCAAATAATGATAAAAGTGTTTTATCTGCACTGCCTCCTGTTAATGCCGAAGTAAGAGAAGCAAATGCTCCAGTTAAATTTCCTATCCCGTTAGGAATTAAATTTATACCTGAGGCAAGATTAGGTAAAGAAGTTGGTAAATTACTTGCTACGTCATTGTACGGGCCGCCAAGTCTTTCTAATTTTTCTTGTACAGTTTCTCTAGCGTTACGAAGATTTGTAGAAACTTCACTAACTGAATTTGAAAAAACATTTATATTTTGATTAAAATCCCTAGCGGCTTTAGTAGCGCCAGCGATGCCATTTGCAAGGAAATTAGTAAATGCCATTTAACCTCCTATAATCTGTTGTAGATTTCGTTTCTTAGGAATATAGATTTCTGTGCCTGCTACAAAATCCCAAATTGGATCTTTAAGTACATCTAGATTTCTTTGCGCAAACACCCACCAAAGATCTTTTGTTCCATATACATACGAACTTAATAAATCAGGTCTATATGTATAAGCATTAATTATAGTATATAAAATATCATCATCTTCTGCAGGAATAGGAATAATATTTAAAAGGTCTAAATACCCGGAGGCTGTAATTTTAGTTTTTGAATACGGACTATAAACACCATTTGTCATTAGATAAATCCTTGCCCTTTCCCTACAAATTGACCTTTTGAGAATTCGTCTAAACTAAATTCGCTTCTTGATCTTCTACTGTACTGAACTAGTAGATTTACAGCAAGAAGCGTTTGTGTAGGAACATAATTCATTTTGCCGCCGCTTGCAGGATATGTACAAGGAATATAATCAACCTCTGATCCTAAGTCCATTGTAAAACTTTGTATTACAACAGGAATATTATTTAGAACATGTTCTCCGTACCCATTTAATCTAGAAATTAATGGAGGATTGCCTAAGAATGGATTTTTTGCATAAAACATTTTAGTCATAGTTCTCAAGAAACCTAAACAAGCAAGAAAATATTGTGCATCTTCTTCATTTTCATTAAAAAATTCTCCACTAATACTAATAGTATCAACTTGGCTATTTTGGTATGCCTGATAAGGATAATTTGTATGAGTTGGCTGTACTTGAGAATAGTTTGCACTTGCTCCAAATAACACTGTAGGATTAAAAGGAAATATCATACTATCCGCTGTGTTTGAGAATGGTTTAAAAGTAGTATCGTTTCGTATGCTTTGGGGGATACTTAACCGCACTCTCCAATCATTTGCTGCTGTGCCAGCGCCTGAAGTAAAGCTAGGTCCTGCTTGGGCTGCGACACTGTTACTAGCATAGGGATGCGGTTCGGCACCAGGTGATAATCCTTGTGCATTGTTTTGTGCGGCTGCTCCAAATAATCCGCCAATACCAAAGTTTGATGTAGCTGCTCCAATAAATCCAGCTGCTAATGGATTAGGAAAATTTCTTTCAATCTGATCACTAATTTGCCCTGCTATATTAGTAACTCTATTAACAGTATTAATAGTTCTGCCAATCGGAGAACGTGATATTGCGCCATTTGTAAGACTATCTAAACCAGTAACAGCTTGTGTTACTTTGCTTAATCCTGAAGCTAAACCGCTAAATCCACCAAACATACTTCTCTCCTATACATTATTTAGTTGACAAAATTAAGTATGTATATTATTATAAGTATAACATTAGGAGCAATTATGAAAAAAAGAAACTATCTTAACAATAGAGATATTCTAAAAGAAATACACAAATCAAAGAATACTTATAACAGTTTTACAGATCCTGATTATGCACATTTTGATATTATTTTGCCTAGCGTAGAAAAAATTAATAGACTAACTATTGCAGAAGCAAAGCGTAATAAAGCAAAACGACTTAGTACAGAAGCATACGAAACACGTAAAATGGCTGGTGAAAAAGTTAAGCAAGCCGAGTGCGAAGTTGATTATAAAAGTATTACAAAAGAAGAATTAATATTTCGTGTTATGACATTTGATCATATACCTGAAGAGCCCGGACGTAAAAAAAATCCTAAGACAGTTGCAGATACAAAAACTAAATTAAACTTTCCTCCATTTCATCATTATAAATTTGACAATGACGGTGAGATTGTTTGTGTAGGTAAAAGTCATTGGGTTGGCGGCATGGATAACGGTCATTTTGATAAGACGCACGGTAAAGCAACAAATAATCTTGCAATGATGTGGATGAAACTTGTAGATAGATATGCTACTCGAGGTAATGTTCGAGGTTATACTTATAACGACGAAATGAAAGGTCAAGCAATACTACAGTTATCTCAGATTGGATTGCAGTTTGACGAATCTAAATCTAACAATCCGTTTGCATACTACACTGCGGCTGTTACAAACAGTTTTGTACGTGTGATTAATTTAGAGAAACGTAATCAAAATATTAGAGATGATATTTTAGAAATAAACAATCTAAATCCAAGTTATACAAGACAGCACCAAGGCGAATGGGAAGCAGCAGTTAAGCGTAACGAAGAAGCACAGATGACTGGGGTTTCTAGTTCAAAAAAGTGATTGACAAGTGTTAAGTTCTCGTGTATATTTAAACTGAAGGAGAACATACATTGTTTAAAAAAGCTGCTGTTTTTACAGATATTCATTTTGGCTTAAAAAGTAATAGTCGAGTCCATAATCAAGACTGCGAAGAATTTGTAGATTGGTATATCGAGCAAGCAAAAAAACACGGTTGCGAAACTGGTATTTTTTGCGGAGACTGGAATCACAATCGAAATAGTCTTAACTTAACAACTATGGATGCAGGCATTCGAGCACTAGAAAAGCTAGGTGCTGCTTTTGATAAGTTTTATATGTTTGCTGGTAATCACGACTTGTATTACAAAGACAAGCGTGATGTTAAAAGTACAGAGTGGGCAAAGCACATTCCCGGTATTACAGTTGTTGATGAAATTAAAATAATCGACGATGTAGCACTAGTTCCTTGGTTAGTAGGCGACGAGTGGAAACGCATTAAAAAATTAGAAGCAAAATATATTTTTGGTCATTTTGAATTACCTAGCTTCTATATGAATGCTATGGTACAGATGCCCGATCACGGAGAACTCAAAGCCGAACATTTTACCGAAACAAAGTATGTGTTTAGCGGACACTTTCACAGTCGGCAAAATCAAGGCAACGTACATTATATCGGTAATGCATTTCCGCACAACTATGCAGATGCATGGGATGACAAACGCGGCATGATGATACTTGATAGAGAAAATGATGGTGCGCCTGAATACATTGATTGGGCTGATTGTCCTAAATATCGAAAAGTAAAACTTAGTCAGTTAATTGATGAAAAAGATACATTACTTAAATCGAAAATGTATCTAAGAGTTGAGCTCGACTTGCCTATTAGTTTTGAAGAAGCAAGTTTTATTAAAGAAACATTCATTACCGATTACGACTGTCGAGAGATTACTTTAATACAGCAAAAACACCTAGAAGAAATTAACTCCGAACTTGATATATCACAGTTTGCTAGTGTAGATCAAATTGTATCAGAAGAGATTAGTAAATTAGACACCGAAAGCTTTAACAAGAAAATGCTGCTAGACATTTATACGGAATTATCATGATAAAACTTAAAGACTTAACCGTAAAAAACTTTATGAGTGTAGGCAATCAGACTCAAGCAGTTGATTTTGATCAAGAAAATCTAACACTTGTATTAGGTGAGAACTTAGACCAAGGTGGTGATGACAGCGGCTCACGTAATGGTACTGGTAAAACTACAATTATTAATGCACTAAGTTATGCATTATATGGTAAAGCACTTACAAACATTAAGGCAAACAACCTAATCAATAAAACTAATTCAAAGGGCATGTTAGTTACACTTACTTTTGAAAAAGATGGAATTGATTATAGAATTGAACGTGGGCGTGGTCCTAATTTTCTTAAATTTTATATAAACAATCAAGAACAACAAGCCGAAGACGAGTCACAAGGCGATAGTCGCAAAACACAAGAAGACATCGGTACGTTACTAAACATGAGTCACGATATGTTTAAGCATATTGTTGCACTTAACACGTATTCAGAGCCATTCCTTAGTATGCGAGCTAATGATCAACGTGCAATTATTGAACAATTACTAGGTATTACTATCTTAACCGAAAAAGCTGACAGCTTAAAAGAGCAAGTTAAGCAAGTTAAGGACGCAGTTGCCGAAGAAACGATTAAAATTAATACAATGCAGTCGTCTAATGAAAAAATTCAAGTAACAATTGACAATTTGCAGAAAAATCAACGTGCTTGGCGTGCTAAGAGCAAACAAGATGCAGAAAAACTACAAAATGCAATTGTAGAATTGGAAAAACTAGACATCGACGCAGAACTGCAAGCACATGATCAACTTATGAGTTGGAATGAACATAACAAACAGATTTTGGCTCTTAGAAAAGAATTAAGCACACTAGAACCTGCATTAATACGTGCTGACAAGAGCGTAGAAACAGCAAAGAAAGATATTGAAGAATTAGACGAAGCAATTTGCTATACTTGCGGGCAAGAATTGCACGAAGATAAAAAAGCTGAGATTGCAGAGCGTAAATCTAAAGAATTAGACGATGCAATTGCATATCAAAAAGAAATTACTCAAAAAGTAACAGACGTTGCTGTTGATTTAGATACAATCGGTGATATCAACGGTTGTCCTACAACCTTCTACGAAACTGCAAAAGAAGCATACGAGCATAGAAACAACGTAGATAACTTACGTCAAACTTTAGTAAATAAAACAGAAGAAACAGATCCCTACCAGGAGCAGATTGACGATTTAAATGCAACTGCTATGCAAGAAATTGATTGGGATCCAATTAATCAACTAACAGAATACAAAGAACATCAAGAATTCTTACTTAAACTACTAACAAACAAGGATTCGTTTATACGCAAAAAGATTATAGATCAAAACCTTGCGTATCTAAACAATAGGCTAACATATTATCTCGACAAACTAGGCTTACCACATCAGGTACAATTCTTAAACGACTTAAATGTTGAAATCACACAATTAGGACAAGACTTAGACTTTGATAATCTATCACGTGGCGAACGTAATAGACTTATACTTGGTTTGAGTTTTGCATTCCGTGATGTTTGGGAATCATTATATCAAAATATCAACTTGTTGTTTATTGACGAGTTGATTGACTCAGGCATGGATAGTGCTGGCGTTGAAAATTCTCTAAGCGTACTAAAGAAGATGTCAAGAGAACGTCAAAAAAATATCTATTTGATCTCACACAAAGACGAATTAATAGGCAGAGTTAATAACGTATTAAAAGTTGTAAAGGAGAACGGTTTCACAAGTTATGCAACTGACTTAGAAATCGTTGAATAGGCATGAAAAATTTTGATAAAGACGACATACACGACGAATTAACAAAGGCATATGTAGAATATTTTCAAATGAATGACTGGTGGGAACGCAATAGAAGCATCCGTGCTTACTATGCTGTTCAAAAAACAGTAAGGCAAATTCGAAGGCTAGCAAAATTAAGAAATCAACAGATCAAGGCACAGCATGACGCCAAAAGAGAAGAGCGTAAAGGCAATTAATTAATATATAACGTATGAATTGGACATATCAAGGTAAAGAGATTGACGTAATACCAGAAGAGTACGAAGGTTTTGTTTATTTGATAACCAATACTACTACAGGCCAAAAATATATAGGTAAAAAACTAGCAAAGTTTAAAACTACTAAGCCACCACTCAAAGGCAAAAAGAATAAACGTAGAGGCTATAAAGAAAGCGACTGGAAGACTTACTATGGTAGCTCTGACAGACTAAACGCAGACGTAGCATCACTAGGCGAAGAACATTTTACAAGAGAAATATTATATCTTTGTAAAGGTAGGGGCGAAATGTCCTATATAGAGGCACGAGAGCAGTTTGATAGGCGAGTACTCGAAACAGATGAATACTATAACGGTATTATTAATGTTAGAGTGGGCGGATCAGACAAGCTAAAACAGGCATTGCTAGAACATCATATCAAGGCAAAACATTCCAACACCTAAGGTTGGCGGGCCAGTTTATAATACCGCTGTGGAAAAAGCTCTCGTATAGAAGCACACGTACATATTGATTGACACACCAGAGTGTGGAAGCCACCAAACAAATTGGGCTCACTAGTTGATATAGATTGCATGTTGGCAGTCGAAAAACACAAACACAGTACATAAAAACCCCTTAGCACTAGGAACGAAGCGGGGGATATAATGTAATTTCAAACTAACATTAACAAGTTTAATGTTAAATTGACATAACATTAGATGTCGATGTAGGTTGGGAAAGGTCAGAGCCCATTGTACTTTGTGTATAAACAATTACCTACTTCCAATGTCTCGGCCGATGTGACTCACATGAAGCTATTTTTGAGATTAGATGGGACCGTAACAGGTTCCGTCTGACCAAAACAATCTACATGAAACTTAAACATTAATACATTCGTATTAATGCTTCTTATATAAACTATAGTTTGAGCGATAGCGATAACTAATATCTACGAAGTAGATATTTTAGTAATAAATAACTTTGTAGGAGTTATTAGTATGAAGATTAATGAAACAAAACATGATCATATAGATGAAGGTCCTCTTGACTTACTAACTAAAAGTGGTAGAGAACAAAGGCGTGCATTTAAAGGTGGTCAGGGTACATTAAAAAAGACAACTGATAATCTTAAAAAGGAATTTGCAAGTTATCTTGGACGTCAGGGCAAGAAAAACTTTAAACAAGCAACTACTCAGGATGTAATTGCATTTCTTGATGATAAAGATGTAGATACAAGTAATATTGGCCCTGCAGGAATGACTCCTGAACGGATGCATGACATATTTGTAGCTAAGTCTCAAGAAGCAATACAAGGAAAAGGAGCAAAGCCTGCTCCTAAACAAGAACCTGTGTCAAGTACATATACTCAAACTAAAAATAATGCACTAAAACTTAATGCTAAAGAAAAAAGAAGACTAGTTCAGCAATTAGAAAAAAGTATTAAGACAAAACCTGCAAAGAAATCAGGTATTGTGAATAAAGATTTTGATAAAAGTCAAAAATTAAGTAGCTACGGTAAAGTAGGCAAGTAATTAGAAGAACGGCAATCCTGATTTCTTTGTAGTTTCAAGATTTTCTTTTACAATTCCGCCTATCATTGTTCTATCATCGTATGAAAGATAAAAAGCTTCTTCTACACTAAGTCCTCCACGCATATACCATGTGAGTTTAAATAATTCATCTCTAAGTTTTTTAGTTTCTTCTTCCATGCCCTTTGCTTCTCTAAGGATCTCATCCAGGCTTAAGGATAAGATCCTCATGCGAAAAAATTTGAATTATCAAAAGTAATTGGTATGTCGTATGTTTCAGGAGCGCCTGCTGCAATTTCTTCTTCATCAGCATGTGCAGTAAATGGTTTTACTTGAAACTTTGATCTTTGTGCATCGATGTGAGCAAGGACGTCATTAAAGAATTGTTTTTCGGAGTTTTCAACAAATTCGTGAATGTGTGTTGGGTTATCAACACGTTGCTCATCAACTTCGATACATATTATACCTTGTGTGATAGTATCTAATGTTAGCTCGGTTAGTTTTTTAAAGCTTTCGTTGAACTTAGCTAATTTATCTTCTTCTGATATTTGTTCATTGTTTAGAAGTGAAAATATTCTCTGTTCTTCAAATGTCTTTATACTACTTTTAGTAAATTCTTGGTATGTTAAAGGCCGAATCTGTATTTTTAAAGTATTTGATTCGAATGTAGGGTCAAATTCGCCCATAGCAAACTCGGCAAGTATGTCATTTAAGTCTGCACCAAAGGTTCTTTCAGTTCCAACATTAGGAACTTTAGCACTAATTTCCATAGTTTCGCCGTAAGTTGCAATTCTAATTGCAATTAGTATAGCATCTAAGTCAATTGACGGCATCATCCAAGCATTTTTAATATTAGGAACACAACTTTGTATTACATCCACCGTTGCTTGTCCATTTAAGAGTGCATCAGGTGTTTTCATAGTCATTTCATCTTTAGCAGTCATTGGATATACTGCTAATTCTCCAGTCTCGGGTAAATCTAAAGAACCTTCTGGGTAAAATTTTCCCTTGCTTGGTAAATTGATATATAACTTTGGTTGTCTAAAATATTTTTTAAGCGGATTAGCGCCAGGTGCAGTAATTTCTTGCATTATTTTCTCCGTATAAATACATTATAAAGATATGTATCATTTTTATTTATGTACGCACTTAATTAGGTTGGAAGATATTGGCTGAAGAAATTGAAATTGTCAATGTAGGCGGAGACGGAGTTGCTAGTGAAGCTACTCTCAAAAGTCTTGCGGATGCAGTAAAGAAACTTGCTCAAAGTACTGGGAAAGATCCTAGGACTGAAGAAGCAAAGCTTATGAAAACTGCCAATGAAGCTCGTAAGAGTGGCATTGAGATAATAAAAGATCAAAATGATGCAATGGAGGATCTTACCACAAGTACTGAACGTGCTAACAGACAAATGAATAGCATGGGTAAAGGAATAGGCAACTTAGTTCTTAACGGACTAGGTGCTGTCCTTGGTAGTGCTGTTAATCTAGGTAAAGAATTAGCATTCGGCGGCGACCGAATGACCGACTTTGCTAAACACATTCCTGTTGTAGGTGAGCATTTAGCAACACTAACACAATTTGTCGATGATAACATTAATAGTTTTAGACAACTTGCAGGACTTGGTGTTGATTTCGGCGAAAGTATTTTTGAAGTAAGACGTCAGGCCGCAGTTGCTGGCATAAGTTTAGATGCATTTCAAAATGTTGTCGCAAATAATAGCGAAGTACTTGCTCAGTTTGGCGGTAATGCAGAA